AGGGACAATTGCATCGTATGTGTGTTCAATGTTGACTTACTTCCGTTTGAAGATGAAAGCAGAGGTAGCACGAAACAAGATGAATTGGTAGATCCAAATTTACTGGCACATTGGAAATGAACGAAATACGAGTTTGGAATAATCGAAACTGGCTTTGGCCTGTAGAAGATTATTTCTGCTGGAGAGACAACACACATTTCCATGCTACAATGCCGTATGATATTATTGATACGATAGGCAATGTTTCAACAGTAGTCCACGCAGGAGGTAACTGCGGCATCTATACGTCAATGTATGCATCGCTTGCAAATGAAGTTATAACATTTGAGCCAGAGCTAAACAATTTTAAATGCCTGTTGCATAATGTGTATGAAGAGAATGTGATAATGCATAACGCAGCATTGGGTGATAAGACTACTGGTGTTAGTATTTCAATAGATCCAATAAACGCTGGCGCATCTTATGTAATAGGAGAGGGGCTTATACCTCAAGTTAGACTAGATGATTATAACTATGCTCCCGACTTGTTGCATTTAGATGTAGAAGGGTACGAAGAGTATGCATTGTTAGGCGCACTTGAAACTATAGAAGAACATCGACCTGCCATTGTGCTTGAAAGAGGCAATGGTGAAGATATAATTTACGATTTAGGATATAAGAGCGTGAAAAAATTCGGTCTAGACTGGCTTTACATATGAACATTTATACTGTGAAATGGGGCAGCAAATATGTTGCTTCTCATGTAAATCAGTTACTGGATAGCTGTAAGCAGCATCTGAGTTGCCCTTTTCAATTTCATTGCATCACTGAAGATGGTGAAGGATTGTCAGAAGAAATAAATGTTATTCCCATTCCAGAGAACAATCGTATGGAAAAGTGGTGGAATAAAATGTATCTGTTTGATGATTTGATTGTCACTCAGAAAGGTGAAAAAATGTTCTTTGACTTGGATGTAATCATACAGAAAAATATTGATGTGATTGCAGAATGGGAAACGGGTGACTGCTTGACATTCGTTAAGACATGGTGGCATGACTTGGATGATTCGTATGAAAACACTCGCCACATCCCGCATAAATATACAGACTTAAACTCTAGTGTTCTACGTTGGAATGATTCACTTGATACTAGGGCAATCAAAGAATACTTTTTAAAGTATAAGAAGCAAATTTTATGGTATTATCGTGGGCTTGACAATTTCTTTTATAATAGAAGAGTAGTAAAGCAGAAACTGTTTCCAATAGGTTGGGTGTATAGTTTCAATCAGGGCTTCTTGTTTCCGCAAGATACCGAAAAACATGTCTATAGGGAATTGCCCTATATTTGTATTTTTGACTCAATGGGAAAAAGTGAAGATGTCAAATTCTAAGTTGAACAGTAACTTTCTGAATAACTATAAAAACTGGGGTGAAGCGATGCATGTGATCGAAAGACGCATGCCGCACAAGCTGACAGATTTTCGTGAATCATTGTCTAATAATAACGTCGAAGCGAGTATATGGCTCGTTGAAGAACTGAAAGAATATCTTGAGGAGCATTATCTAAAGACAGGTAACTTGCGTGTACTGATATTGAATTCTTGGCTCGGCATTCCAATGGTACCATTGTTGTGTGAGAATCTAGATATTTCACAGTTGCATTTGGTTGATATAGACGAAGAGGCAATTGAACTATCTAAGATTTTTCACAAGTACTACGCGCAAGAAAAGTTCATCAAGACTAGGCATCACAACCTAGACATCCCGTTTGAATTTGACAATCTAAACAAGATTGAAGTTGATGTTGTAGTGTGCGTTCAGACTGAACAGATGTATCCTCTCAAAGATCTACGAACAAAGAATCCGCATGCTGTGTTCGCATTGCAAAATAGCAATGTCGTAGAAGAGATGTATGGCATAAATTGTGTTGATTCAATCGATGCACTTAAAGATCAGATTGGATTGGATGAGGTGAACTACGAAGGCTCTAGACCGCAAAACTATTATGCTTGGGACGGTAAGAAAGAGTTTGAAAGGTATATGATTATCGGTCAACGAGACGGGCTGCTTTAACAACCCCCTATATCTTCCACCATCATTTCCCACATATCTTTGTCAGGAATGACCATACCAAAAGTGTGTCTAGGTGAATCAGATCCTGCGCAGTGCCAATAATGCAAATCTTCTGATTCATGCTTGCCGCCATAGTAGCCTACTTTAGCTGACCATCCAGGTGTATCATGTAATGTGATAATTTCATCTTCTCGTTTGTCATAATATTTAAACCAACCTTTGCCTCGTGGATTATAGTTGATTAGAATATTGTAACCTGGGCAATCCCAGTTGTTATGCCATCCCATGTAATCGCTTGGCATGTAGAATACATGTACAGCACTAAACTTAGCACCTAGAAACTTTACGAGTGCGTCATTAATTTCACTTGACTTTTTTCTGTGTTCGGCAGGTATATCTGGTCCCGCTTGCAAGTCTCGTATTTTAGATAACTCAGGAGGACCTTTATGTGATGCATCACTCATAACTTCTTGCAAGTATTTTCTTGCTGATGCAGTCTCTGAGTTGTGTGCTATCCAGTCTCCGTTCTTATGTACTGGTAGATTCTCATAGTCCGTATCAAAGAACCATTGCATATATGGTTCTAAGATCTCAATTAATTCTGGATTAATTTTTTCTAATATCTTCATTACGTTCTAAATCACTTTTAGGTATCGTGTAATGAAAAATCACACGTTCAGTATCTTCTAACTCTTTGTCAAAATACCCTATAACAAAATTCCATCTTGCATCAGGCTTAGGAAACTCACCTACATTTATAATGTCTTTATACTCTGTCTTGTTCAACAGATACCACATTGAGAATGTATCCCAGCGTCTAACTTCCCACGGATAAGGATCAGAGTTCCAATCAGGTTCGAGTTGTTTCATATACTGCTCGTACCAAGCATCCATTAATTTAAAAGTATGTTCATTACTCTTATAAACAAAAAGACCACAGTGCCAAATCATTTCTTCGGTATCAGAAAGTTTAGTAATCTTAGCGTTGTATGGGCGATTGCGCGTGAAGACTATATCGTGGTCATCACAGAAATCAAACACGTCCGCAATATCTTCTGATTCAATTATTGTGTCCGCGTCTATGTATAAGGTTCTATCGTATGGAGTTTTTGATAGTGCCCATAGTTTTGCTCTGATATTTTTCGGCACATCTTCTGTAATGATTGTGTCGAATATCTCATAGTCTTCTTCTTCAACCCACCATTCGTGCGTTGCTAAAGTTATCTTTGCTTCAGGATAAAAGTCTAACAGAGACTCGGCAGACTTCTTTGCTGCGTAGTAGTAAGATTTGTTTACTGAAGCGACATAGATGTAGCCGTTATTCAACATCTGCGGCATACTCTGATTGCATCAGAATAGTAGCATATGCTTGTGCCTCAATAGGAGACTTGGCTTTTCGGATAAGTTTTTTGAGTTCTTTGTTCTTGGACTTCTTGACTAAATCAATTTCAAAGATCTCTAGCTTCATGTTGAAAAGAATCTCTTGCTTTTGACGTTGGAACTTTTGTTCTTCTTGTTCTCTTCGCCTGGCTTGCTGCTTCTTTTGACCATCTTTATGGATCTGAGTTCTTTGATCTAAGCCCTCGATACCAAATTGTTCAACGATAGCATCATAGTCTTGATTGACTCCGCCTTCACTTTCAGGTCCAGCAATAACATGCGCTACTGAATACTCGCCATTGCCTTGCAGCATTTCACATACAAGATGTCTTCTCTTTTTATCCTGCCAGATAGGATTTCTATATTTTTCCATAATATAACTCCACTTGTTTTATAATTATACAATTATTTATGCGATTCGTAGGAACAGTTTCTTAGACTCTTGTGTTGAGGATGTCGCCTGAACAGTGGCACCTACATAAGTGCCAGTGAAACTTTGCGAGTAGGTGCCCGCGTATGCTTGGTTATATGTTCCAGCATAGGCACCTGAATATGCAGCAGTATATGATCCGGTAAATGCACCGGTATATGATCCCGAATATGTTCCAGCATATGCACCCGAAAAGTTCTGACTATAGCTACCAGAGTATGTACCGGCA